CGATGAGAACCGTCAGGCCATGGGCGCGCGGGTGCTGGAGGGCGTCACCTACGCCGCCGGCGAGAGCGTGCTGGTCACGCGCAATGGCGTCGTCTATGGCAACCGCTGGCGCGATGGCCGCCCCGACGTGTCGAAGGTGGCGCATGAGGACATCAGCATCTGGCAGCAGCACTGCCGGCGGCTGGTGCCAGACGAGGCCGAGTTGAACCACCTGTGGGACATCATGGCCTTCAAGACGCAGAACCCGCGCGTCAAGATCAACCACGCCGTATTGCACGGCGGCCATGGCGGCAGCGGTAAGGATACCATGTGGGCGCCGTTCCTGTGGGCCGTGTGCGGGCCGGGGCTGGTCAACCGGGGGCTGGTGGATGGCGATTCGCTGAACAGCCAGTGGGGCTACGCGCTGGAGAGCGAAGTGATCATCCTGAACGAGTTGAAGGAGCCGGAAGCCGCCACCAGGCGCGCGCTGGCCAACAGGCTGAAGCCCATCATTGCCGCGCCGCCTGAGATGCTGACGGTCAACCGTAAGGGCCTGCACCCCTACGATACCGTCAACCGCGCCTTCGTGCTGGCCTTCAGTAACGACCCGGTGCCGATCACGATCAGCAGCGATGACCGCCGCTGGTTCGTGCTGTGGTCGCAGGCGCCCATCATGGCCGAGGCCGAGGCCAAGCTGATCTGGCGCTGGTACAAGGAAGGCTTGGGGTTTGAGAAGGTCGCCAAGTGGCTGCACAGCCGCGACGTGTCGGCGTTCAACCCCGGCGCGGCGCCTGTGCTTAACGACGCTAAGGCCAACCTGATCGAGCATAGCATGAGCATGGCCGAAAGCTTCATTGTCGAACTGATCCGCAACCGCCAAGGCGACTTCGCCAAGGGCGTCATTGCCTCGCCCTTCCATGCCGTGTGCGACCGCCTGAGCGGCTTGGCCCCGCCAGGCGTCAAGATACCGCAGCCCGCGCTGCTTCACGCGCTGAAGGAAGCCAAGTGGGTGGATGTTGGCAGGGTGGGGACGGTCGAGTTGATGAACAAGAAGCACATCTTTGCGACGCCCGAGATGGCGAAGAAGTATTCGAAAAGCGACCTCCGGCGCATTGTAGAAGAAGAGGCCGCGCCGAAGGTGGTCAACCTCAAAGCGGTGGGTTAGGGCGGCCCATCGTTTCATTAGGCTGGATGCGGACCTCTTTATTGGGCCACGTCCAGCACTGCCCTGTGGCGTCTTGGAAGCAGACCCACAACAGGTCTGCCTCCGGCCCGTAATCTATCACCAGGTGCGCCCACGCCCGCCCCTTGGGCGTCAACAGCGGCAGGGGCGGGTTCAGTTGCTGGATCAAGCCTTTTCTCCCAGCGCCGCGCGCGTTTCCGGTTTCAACTTGTCCCAATCGCCGCGCCAGACATGCTTCGCCAAATCCTGCACAGCAGCGCGCAGCTTTTCGATTTCATCTCTGGCCTCTTGGTAATCAGATAGGTAGGCATGGTTTGAGGCGGCGAGTTTCGCGTTCTCCGCCTTCAACGTAACCGCCTCGGCGCAGAATTGCGTGGTGCTTTGACCCCGCGCGCAACCGCCAACCTTCAGTTTTTCGTTCTCTGCCTTCAGCGCATCACGCTCGGCGGCGAGGGAGCGGAGGGCGGCGGCACGGATGGGGAAGTTGTCGATGTCGCAGCCGCCCGCCATGCGGAGGGCATCTTCCGTGGTGATGGTCATGTCAGCACCGCCAGCGCCAACGCCAACGTCAGCACCACAAGCGATTTAATAATTCGCTCTACCACCCGCTCCAGCCGCAGGATAGCTGTGCGCTGAGCCGATCCATCGGCCTCCAGCCACTCCACCCGCGCCTTTAGCCGGGGCTCTGGCCTGTCGCCTTCTATGAGGGCGCGCAGCATCTCCGCGCGCTCTAGTTCCCTATCTTTCATTGCCCTTCCTCCTTTTGTGGCACGAACAGCTTGCGCGCCCGCAGAACGTGCGGGCAGGCCTCTTGCGTTTCTGTCAGGGTGGCGATGGTGCTACGCAGCCGCGCCGCGCCCCACAGGTCGCCCTCGCGCTCGGCAAGGGCTAGGTTGTCTTGCAAGCGCTCCAGAAAGGTCTTCATGCTGCCTCCGTGCCGTAGAACGGCTTCAAGCCCTTCAGGGCCTCGTATAGCTTGCGCTCTGGCGTCGGCATAACGTCAGGGTCCAGCCCGTCCAAATTGAACGGGCCAGGCTGGCCATCCAGCCCGTCCTGCCACGCCCAGGCCAGCGACCAATACGCCGCCTCCGCCACCTTCAGAAACGCCTTCAGGCGCGCGTCGGCGTCGTCGGCGCGCAGATCGGCAAGCTGCGCCCGCTGGTAGTGGTGCCATGCGATCTCGCATTGCGCCTTGTGCGCCTGCTCCAGTTCGGCCACGCGCTTGCGTAGCCCGTCATGTGTTAGGTCGTCCATTGTCCCTCCTAGTCTGCCGTCCGGCAGCGGCTGCATAATCTATTACCGGGGCCATAACTGTCAAACATTATTTGACAGCGCAGGCACTTGCGCGGCGTGTAGCCCTTATCCTCGCGCTCGCGTGTGGGGCTTTTATGGTAGGGGCTATACGCCCCGCGCTTGGCCCACCAGGTCGAGAGCGTCTTAGCCGACACGCCCACGGTCCTGCTGATGGCCTCCCATGTCGTGCCCTTGCGCCGTTCATGCGCGATGAAATCGACATGGGCGGCGGCGATGCCTTGCGGCAGGCGGTTGTCAGGCTTTGGCATGGTGCGCCTTCCAGACCTGCTCGGCCTCGTCTAGCTGGCGTCCAAGCGCGGCTAGGGTGCGCTGGATGCGCCAATGCTCTTCGCTGCCGTCCCATGTCTGCTTTAGCAGTTCCTCATGGGTCTGGATGCTCGCCATCAGCACGCGCAGGCTACGGAACGGCATGGGTTCAGTAATGATCATCTTCGTCTTCCCCAATGGTTGTCTCGATGTAATACGCCAGCAGGGCCAACAGCCCTCCGCCTAGCAGCAGCCCCGCAATGATAACGCGAAGCCAATCCAAAATTGTCATTGCATCCCCCTCGGGTGCGGTGTAACGTGTTCTTGTGCGTGGGCGGCTTTCCCTCCCCGACAAGCCCACGCACCGCCCGCCGGGTTGAGCATCTGCCTCACGGCTCCCCGGCGGGCGGCCCTTTCATGGGTGTCGGGTCGTAATCCCACCCCGGCAGGTAAACCGTCACGGCGTAGCGCTCCCCGGAGAACGTCACCGCCTTGATGCGCGCCAGCCTGACGCCGCTTCGCATCATTGGCTCGGCCCATTCTATTGCCGTGTCGGCGTGTTCCGGCAGCGGCATGGCGTCGCGCTCGGCCAGCCAGCGCGCGTATTGTATGGCCTTCTTTTCGTCGGGTATCATCGTGTTTTCCTCATTGCAATCAGCAGGCAAAGCGCCCGCAGGATTAGAGTTAGCATGGGTTCCCCCATTGTTCGGCCATCGCGTCGGCGATGCCTTGGAATGTCGCGCTGCGTATTTTCCACCGATCCGCAGAGGGCGGCAGGTTGTACCATTGCGGCAGGCTGCGCCCTGACTTGGTGACGTGCCGCGCGCCCTTGCCGACAATGTTGGTTGGCGTCAGGTGCGGCAGGCCCTTCAGCCATAGGCAAGTCGTTTTGGTCGCCTCATGGCCAAACTGCCAAGGCTGGATTACCTGATCAGGCCTCCTGATCCGGCTTGATATGACGCTGACCGGGTTCTCCAGCGCGATGCGGGCGATGGGCGCGGCCAGCAGCAGGCGCACGAAGTCCAAGGCCTCGGCTTGTTCCTGCGCCTTGTCCTTGAACCAGCGCGCCCCGCTGACGGCCAAGTGAGTGCAGGGCGGATGGGCGATCATTAAATCCCACCCATCGCCTAGAATGTCTTGCACCGGGCCTTGGTAGTGCGGGCCGGGCGTTTCGCTTGGCAGCAGGTCGCAGGAGGCGGCCCTTTCATGCTGCGCCAGCACGGCGCGCAAGATTTCGTCAGCGTCGGCCTTGGTCGGCCATGGGGTGCCATAGAAGGCGCCGCCCGGCGCCCCCACGATGTACCAGAACAAGCCTATCTGCTTTACCATTGGTTGCGGTCTCCCCTGTCTAGGCTAGGCCACTGATGCACCGCCGGGCGGCCTGTGCGGTCTGGCATCTCAAACACGGCGCCGGGCTTTTTGTCTGTGGTCAGGTCCCAATCATTGCGCCATAGGCGCACGGCCTCAATGGGGTTGTGCGCTTCCACTACAAGGCTCATGTCGTCGCCGTTCTCGTCATCGGAATAGACTAGGTATATGCGTGTCATGGTTCATGCCTCCCGCATCGCAAGGCGAATAGTGGTCAGGTTGAACCGGCCGCCGTCTGGCGTGCGCTCTCCCGCGTAATCCCGCGCCATGGCGCGCGCCGCGCGGTCTTTGGTGTTGTGTTGCGTGATGTAATCCAGCATCGCGCGATACAGCCCCTCGTCATTGTGAAGCCACAAGCTGACATTCCACGCGTTCCATGAGCGATGGCCGTTGTATTGCTTCATAACCCTGTTCCCCTCTCACTCAAGCCCTGATTGGCTTGGATGATGGCAAGCAAGCCTGCCATCGCCGAAGCTAACCAAGATCAGAAAACTAGAAGCCAAACGAACAGCGCCAGAAAGAAAGCGCATATCGCAGCGTCGTGCAATAGATTATGTGACATGTTAGGCGCTCCGCATTTTGGGCATATTGGCCAAGGCGCGGCGCGCGTCTGCAATTGCGCTCCGCACCATGTCGCGGAAATACCCGTCGCGGTCTTTATGCGCGAAATCTGATGCAGAAGCATAAGCGCACGCGCTTAGGTAATCCGTCGCAATCTCCGCGCCGTCTAACGTCACGCGCAAGCGCGCAATGAACCAATCCACCGCGCCAGAGCGCACCATTTCGATGTCGTCGTCGTTATCAAAACAATCCGCCGGGTCTGTATCGTCTGGCGTCACGTCGCACGTGATGCGAAAGCGCTCGGTTTCAAATGACCAGATAGTGTCCCAATGCCGCATAGTTTTTCCCTCCGAAAAATAGGCAATCCGTTTTGCCGATGTAGATTCTTTTACAGACCGATTATGGCAAGAATAAGGCAACCTAGAATTTATTACATGACATTTTGGTAATGTGGGAGTAATGTTGCGTTAACCGAAAACGGAAAAAATAGGTGTTTTAGGCGTATGTATAGGTAGCCTAGGCGACAACCAGGCCGCGCGGGGCTATGTAGTTGGCGAAAAAGGCTTTTTTCATTTTTCCTAGGCTTTCTAGGTATTATTATATTAACCAACTGCCACTTAGATATTAATTAACATATGTAAAGTATAATGACCTATAGGATAGTTGTACTATCTCACTTGGGGGCGATGAAAAACGCATGACCTAGAATGCCTAGATGACCTAGCGATGACCTATCGCTCCCCAAGCCCCGCGCATCACGCCTATGCGTTACGTAACAGAACCCGTTGCGTATCATGTTAGCAGCTAGCTGGCGCCGTCGCGCTGGCGCGATGTTTTTCGCATGACCTATTTGACCTAGATGACCTATCCGCGCGACCAGGCGGAATGTTACGTTATAACGTAACAGATTATGCTGCAATGCAACATAAACACCTGGACATCTGAATAGCTATTCAGATGTTCACGCCTGCCCCGCCCATCCGGCCGCGCGCCGAAGGCCGGGGGGAGGAGGGCCGGCGGGGACCCCGTCCCGGTCACGGAGGGTCCGCAAACAATTTTTTATTTTTTGCAAACCCAACCAGCCATGCTATACAAAATCTATGGCAGTCTTTTCGCTCCCCTATGAGCCGCGCAAATTGGAAGCCACCGAGGCGCGGCTTGAAGCCATCTATCACGCCGCGCGTAATGGATTGCGTGGCGAGGCGTTGGCGCTCGCATCCGGCATGACGCCGACCGAATACCGCGCGCTGTGCGAGTTCGACCCGCTGGCGGCGCTGGCCGCGGAGAAGGGCCGGGCCGACGGCGAGATGGAAATGTCCAAGGTGCTGCATGACGCCGCCCGCGCCGGCGACGCCAAGGCGGCGCTGGATGTGCTGAAGCACGTCCATGGCTGGGTCGCCAAGCAGGCGGTGCAGGTCGAGGTCAACCAGACCATCTCCATCACCTCCGCACTGCAAGAGGCCCAGCGGCGCGTCATCGAGGGGGTAACGGTGCCGGATGAAGACTTGCTGTCGTCGAATAGGGTAGAAAATGCAGACCACACGGTATAGCGCCGACGACGAAATGGAACTGATGAGCCGGCTGTGGACGCCGGCCATCAAGGACGACCCGCTGAAGTTCGTGTTGTTCGTGTTCCCGTGGGGCCAGCCTGGCACACCGCTGGAACACTTCGACGGCCCGCGCAAGTGGCAGCGCGAGGTGCTGCAACGCATCGCCGACCATGTGAAGCAGAACAACGGCAAGATCGACTTCGACACGCTTCGAATGGCGACATCATCCGGCCGCGGGATCGGCAAGTCGGCCTTAGTCAGTTGGCTGGTCATCTGGATGCTGACCACGCGGATTGGCTCGACAACCATCGTGTCGGCCAACTCCGAGGCGCAGCTT